CAAGACAGTCTATATGGCTTGTGAAGGTCATACAGAAGCTACAGAGCTTTCAAAGTTCATTGAGGAGTTTGGAGAAGATATGCCTGAAGGATATGAAATTTTAAGTGAAGAAGAAGCAGAAGACGAAATAGAGGACTTTGATTTTCAAAATGAATTAAATACTAATCATTATAAATTTGCTAGTACAGGTTCAGCCTACCCTAATAGAAAATCAGGGCAAGACCAAAAGAGTAAGCAAACAGATTATGAAGATGATATTTATAGAGTGCGTTACAGATATACAGGAAGTCTTAGTGGTGAAAGAGATTTCTGTAGAAAAATGACTAATACAAATAAAATATATCGTAAAGAAGATATTATTGCTATGGGTAGTAAATCCGTAAATCCAGGATGGGGGGTAGGTGGTGCAAATACATATTCAATTTGGAAATGGAAAGGAGGCGCACTGTGCAAACATAAATGGTTCAGAATCATACTAGTACAAGAAGGTAAAAGACCTAAAAATTCAGATAAAATTATAAGCTCAACAGAAGCAAAAAGTAGAGGAGTAAAGTTGCCTAGAAATGCTAAAGAAGTTTCTGTTGCTCCTCACGATATGCCTAATCACGGATTTGTTAATCCTGAGTTAATCGCTAAATATAAAAATGTATAACTATGAGCTATGTACTATTCATATCAGAAGCAAAATTAAAAGACTCAACAGCAATTAATCTTAATGTTGATGTTGAGCTACTACTTCCTTATGTTCGTCAAGCGCAGAAGCTCTATGTAGAAACTAAGCTAGGTACTGACTTGAATCAAAAGTTAAAAGACTTAATTGTAGCAGGAACAGTAAATTTACCTGCTAATGCAGCTTACAAGACTTTGTTAGATGACTACGTTGGAGATATGCTTCCTAATTGGGCATTTTACCACGCTATACCATTTTTAAGATTTAAAATCGAGAATGGCAATATTTATTCCAAGACATCAGAAACAGGAAATGCTTTAAGCACAGAAGAAAGTCAGCACCTTAGAGAAGAAGTTAGAAACACAGCCGAATACTATACAGAAAGAATGATAGACTACATTTGTAATAACAATTCTTTATTTCCTGAGTACAATACGAATACAGGGGCGGACGTTAATCCTGACCAAAACGCTTACTACAATGGTATGAACCTAGAAAGACCAAGAGAACAAGGAACTGATTTTACTTTAAGAAACGTATTAGGAAATTTAAACTAATGAAGAAACACTACAAGCCAAAACAAATTAATATAACGAAGCTAAAATCCTACTTGGATAAAAAGCCTAAAAATAAAACAAATGCAAGACAGCCTTCAAGTAGGAATAGCAAATAGTACAGCTATAGGATTAAGTCTAGGACAGGCGAATGAACTCCTAACTTTTTGTTCCTTAATATTAGCCATTACTTTTACAATATATAAGTTTGCTAAATATGACAAAAAAAAAACTGATTAACTTATTACTCATAAGAGATACATTTTCTGAAAAATCTACTATAGGAGAACTTTTCCTAAACGGAGAAAGAATCTGTGATACTCTTGAAAATCCTTGGTTAGATAATCAAAGGAATATAAGTTGTATTCCTGAAGGAGAATATAAAGTAAGACTAAGACTTCCAAGAGAATCAGCTACTAGACATTATATACATTTGTTAGTAAAAGATGTTCCAAATAGAGATTACATACTATTTCACAGGGGCAATACAGCTCAAGATACTAGGGGTTGTATATTGGTTGGCTTAAGCTCTGAACAAGACGTTGTTTATAACTCTACGTTGGCTATGGACTTATTAATCAAAGAATTAATACATTTGGGAGCAGTAAATATAAATTTAATAATTAAAAATAGATAAGATGAAAAAGTTTTTCCAAAAGTACCTAATCGGTCAGATGTTAAAATCAAAGAAGTTTTGGTACGCAATCAGTTCTGTAGTAGTTCCTGCTATTGTAACTTACTTAGGAGTAGACCAATCTACTGCAACAGAATTATACCACGCAATCTTAGTTCTTATTGTTGGACAAGGAATCGCAGACGTAGCTAAGAAATAGTTTGTCTAAAGAAGGAAAAAGACTTAGACTTTCGCCTGAAGAAGTTGAGTTAATCAATGAATCTAGGGGAAAGCAATTGTCAAATATTAATGGCAATACTGCATTAGATATACACCTACAAGATAGAGGTATTGATAAGAGTGATATTGTCAGCGTTAAGCATTGGCAAAATATGAGTGGTGATTTACGCTTCTCTATAGTTACAAAAGAACAATATGGAACTAATCAAAACGATTTACTTGAAGACATTAAAAGTCTTATTAAAAATCATTCTCCAAAATACCCTAAAATTAAAAGAGTTAAAGGCGAACACTTATTAGTAATAAATCCTGCTGATATTCATATAGGTAAATTAGGAGTAGCTTTAGAAACAGGAGAAGACTACAATACAGAAATAGCTTATAATAGAGTCTTAGAAGGTGTTACAGGACTTATTAGTAAGGCACAAGGGTTTACTATAGATAAAGTATTATTTTGTGTAGGTAATGACGTTCTGCATATTGACAATGTATATAATACAACAACAGCAGGAACTCCACAAGATGCAGATGGTAAATGGTGGCAACATTTTGAAGTTGCTTTAAAACTATATGTTAAGTGTGTGGAAATATTAAGACAAGTAGCACCTGTAGATGTTGTTCATTCAATGTCAAATCACGATTATCAAAGTGGATTTCATTTAGCACATTCCTTAAAGTCTTGGTTTAGGAATACTAATGATGTTACTTTTGATATATCTGTATCACACAGAAAGTATTATGAGTATGGATCTAATCTTATAGGACTTGAACACGGAGACGGTGCTAAAATGGATAAGCTCCCTATGTTAATGGCAAATGAAAAACCAAAAGAATGGGCTAAAACTAAATACAGATATTGGTATTTGCATCACATACATCATAAGGTAAAATATAAATGGCTAGACGCTAAAGACTTTATTGGTGTTACTGTAGAATATATGCGTTCTCCAAGTGGTACAGATAGTTGGCATAATAGAAAAGGTTTTTGTGGAGTTCAAAAAGCAGTAGAAGGATTTATACATTCCAAAGACTCAGGACAAATAGCACGATTAGTACATTATTTTTAATGCAATTAAAGGATTCTACAAAGCTATCTATATTTTATATTCTATTAATTATAATAGTTTTACTCTTTACAATATAATACTTTACATCTAGTAAGTAACATTCTTAACAATAAAATTGTTAATAACTTTGTTTATCATTCTGTTTATATAATTATATTTTTATATCTTTGCTTCATAATTAATCAAATAAATATTATGAAAAATTTACTATCAACACTTTTAGGAATAGCAGGACTTTTTGGCTGCTTATATATACTACTAGGTACTATTACTTTAGTAGAACTATTTTTTAATTTAAGATAATGGAATTTAAAATGAAAGAAGCTACAACTAAGCAGGAAGCTATTATTAGCTTGTTAGACGTACAATCTAAACAGCCTGTACTTTTACCTGATAATACAGTATTAACTGAAGATGGTCTTAATTTATTAAAGTTTCAAATAGTAAGAGATTTATATGTTAAAGTAAAAACAGCTTACTATAATTCAATAGATAACTCAAAAAGATTTTAAAATGACGAGACTAGACGCAGAATATTTAGAATACAATTCATTGAATTTAATTTGTAAAGACTTTTTTTATAAAGAAGATGCTTATATAGAAAAGTCAGTGTTTAATAAAAGCTTATACGCTATGGATAACGACTTAATAGGTAACGAAAGGGCAATAAGAATCTATGGAACAAAAGAACAAATTGATTTAGCTGAAGATGAATACGCAAAGATCAACGGACTTATGGTTGATGAATGTTATAACTACAAAGTAGAATCTAAAGGTAGTTATTGGTATGACTTAGGTATAATAACTGATGAACAAAATAAAGTAATATCTAAAAAATTAGTAAAATACAACGAGCTTTACAACCAAAAGGGTAGAAAAGCATTAATATTAAGAACAAGATAATGAATTTAGAAAAATTAAAAACAGAAATACCTTTTAAATGGAGGGTTCAATCAGCAAATCAATGGGGTGCTTCTTGTGTTGCTTATATAGATGCAAGAGATTGCCAAGACATACTAGACCACGTATGTGGGCAAGAAAATTGGCAGACTATATATTACGAAAGTTCAGGTTTACTATTTTGTAAAGTAGGAATTAAAATAGAAGAAGATGAATGGGTATGGAAGTCTGATACAGGTTCAGAATCTAATGTTGAGAAAAACAAAGGACACGTTTCAGATGCTTTTAAAAGAGCTTGTGTTAATTGGGGGATAGGAAGATTTCTTTATAGTAAGACTATTGTAAAGCTACCTGTAAAAGAAAAAAATGGTAGGTTTGCTCCTTATTCAGCAAAGACAGGTAAGTTCATCTATGGAGATGACATAACAAAATGGTGCAACTCAATTAGTAATAAATAATTAATTAATAAAGACCTGCAAAAACAGGCGCAATAAAAATGGAAGTAAAAGGAAAAGTAGTAAAGAAGTTACCAATAGAATCAGGAATTTCTAAGTCAGAAAAAGAATGGAAAAAACAAGTCATTGTAATAGATACAGGAGCAGACTATAATTCTGAAATTGCTATACAAGCTTTTGGAGATGATAAAATCAAAGACTTGAATAAGTTATCAGTAGGAGATTCAGTATTAATTAAGTGTAATGTATCATCAAGAGAATACAACGGAAGGTACTTTCACAACATTGATGGCTGGTTTTTTTCAAAGAATACTAAAGAAGAAGGTGTTGTAGTTCCTGATTCTGAAGATTTACCTTTTTAATATGAATCAGGAATCAGACTTTAAAAACTTATGCAACTTAACGACAAATGTCTTAGGATTGCGTAAGGGTTCTCTTGCTTATAAAAGTAGAAAGCAAGAACTACAAGTAGCTAGAATGATAGCTAGTGTTATTGCAAGAAGCGAATATGACACTAATCGTTCAGTAATTGCAAAAGTTATTAATAGAAACAGAACTTTAATTTATCATTATGAAAAGAAACATAGCATAAACTATGCATCATTTCCTAAATACAGAGATATATTCAATAAGGTGCATAATTCTTTTACAATAATAGAAGATTCTAAAAAGGTTTTTACTTCTATATTTAAACTTAGAGAACACTTGAGAAAAAATAATGTTATAGAAAGTAATAAGCATCAGGTAATTGTAAGGCTTGTTAGTGGTAAAATAGGTCTTGATGTTAAACTTTCTTATAGAGATTTTAGTAAGCAATTAGAACTTATAAAAGAAGCTTTAAATGGTTATAAATATGATTCACAAATAATAACTTTATGAAGCAATTACTAAGCAGCACAGCATTTATTGTATTAAATAAAGAGTTAGCAAAGCAGGTGGGATTAAAAGAAGCAGTCCTACTTGCTGACTTAATATCTAAAGAAGAATACTTTATTTCAAAAGGAATGACTGATGGTTGGTTTTTTAATACTGAAGCAAATATAGAAGCTGATACTACGCTAAATTCATATCACCAAAGAAAATGTCTTAAAACGCTTAAAAAACATAAAATAATAGAAACTAAGCGTATGGGAA